CCTTCAGCTCGTCGATCTGGCCGCGCGACGCGCCGATCCAGTCGCACTTGATGTATGCCTCGCGGTTGATGCCCTCGTAGAAATGCGCGGCACCCTTCGGCATCGGCAGGTCGGTGTCCGGGCGGTTGATTTCCTCTTCCAGCCACAGCATGTAGATCATCGTCGCGAAGCGGTCGGTGATGAGCTTCTTGCGCGACTGCATGAACTTCCACGTCTCGATCATGGACGCGCGAGCCGACGAGTAGTTCGTCTTCGAGTAGTCCTTCGAGAACTGCTCGTAGCTCAGGCCCAGCGCCGCGCAGATGTGCCGCAGCAGCGAGTCCTCGAAATCGCTGCCGACGCCGCCCGGCTGACCGGCGTTTTGCAGGTTGAGTTTCGTGCCCGGGAACAGATGCGGGATGCGCACGCCGTCGATAGCGAGGTTGTCGGAAGAACCGACGTACTCGGCCAGCGCGCCCATGTACTTCTGCAACCACGACATGTCGCCGGAGCCGAGCTGCGCGAACACCATGTCGCGCGGCAGCTCCGATTCGATAGCCGCAGCAAAGGTCGCGTTGACGACGGCGTTTTGCAGAACGATGTCCTTGTAGACCTTCGTCATGCGCATTTCTTTCAGCACCGCCACCATCTGCGAGACGCCACGGGTCTGACCAGGGCGCAGGATGTCGGCGATGTGGATGACCTGCGGGCGGCCCCACGGCTTGAACGCCGGAACTCGCGTCCACTTCGCGCCGAATCGGTCGTAGTAGGACTCCATCGGGTGCGCGTCACGGATGTAGTACGCCTGGGCTGCGCCGTAGCGATCAATCTCAACGCCGCGACGCAGGAACGCCGTGTCGCTGTTGTCGTTCGGATTCGACAGGCGATCCGGGTCGATCATGTTGATGGCAGTCCTGTACGGACGACCGTTGCCCTTCAGGTACTCCGAAGTCGCCAGCGTCTCGCCCGCCATGAACGCCTGGGCCAGCGCCATGCGCACGAGACCCGTCAGGCCGTTCTTGCGCGAGGCGTCGATCCAGTTCATCGGCGACTCGGCGTACAGCATGAACTTGCGCTCGGCGATGAGCTGGAACTCTTCGGCCCACTTCTCATCGAAGCCGAGCGAGCGCCAGTCGGGGCGCGCGTTCAAAAGGTACTGGCCGCCGACGATGGAATCCTTGCTCGTGTCAAGCGCGCCCTGGATGTAGCCGTCGTTGCGAATCAGATCGCGGGTGCGCGCATCCATGCGCACTTTGTCCGGGGCGATTTCCATGTCCGGCGGCAGCGACGGCGCGGACCACAATGCGGTCTGCCGGTTGAGCTGCTTCGCCCCCTCGAACGCGCCGCCGAAGATCATGTCGTTCATCGTGCGCTGGAAGGCTGCGTCGCCCTCCGGCGAACGCACTACTGCGAGGTTCTGGCTCATGGTCTAGGCCGCCTTAGAAAAGAGGACGAAGGGGACCGCCGATTACTGCGACCCCCAGCAGGGCGTTGATCTGCGCCTGGAGCATGGCGATGTACTTCAGCAGGGACGCCGGGTTGGCCCGGCTGTACTCAACCCGCTCCCCGTTTTGATCCACTACGACGGTCACCGCGCCCCCCATCATTGCGGTGTGATAGGCGCTTTGTGCCTCCGCGAGCATGGCTTGCAACTGTTCGAGGGTCATTGTGTTTCATCCCAGGGCGGCTCCGAATTGACCGAAACCATAATCCGTAGTGGGGCTTGACGCAAACCTCTTTTCCTGATCCGCAGGTCGCACAAGAGAGTTGTTACTCCACTCGTCGTACCAGCTATCCGGGTTGTCCCAATCGAAATGCTCGACCTTCAAGATGGTGCATAGGCCGAGGCAGTAGTACCCCAAATCCCATGCTTCGTTGCGTCGCTTCGACGGGTTCTGCCACTGGCCTTTGTCGTTGCGGAACTCAACCGTCATCTCAACGTACACGTAGTCCGGCGTCCACTTGTTGAAGAAGTAGCGCGAGCCGCCATCCTTCTTCGCATCGAGCATGCCGAGCAACGTGTCCTTCAGCACGTTCGAGTTCAAGAACAGAACCGGCACTTCGCCGCGCGCACCGGCCGAGCGATCCTTTCGATCCGAGTCGGGGTAGTCAATCTCGGCACGAGGCGCGCCGAACTTCGGCTCGCCCTTGATGAGCAGCACCCGATTGCCCCGGCTATTGTCGCGCATAGAACGCCAGTAGTTGTAGGCGCGCGTCGTGGAGCCTGACTTACCGCCGGAGTCGATGCCGGTCATCTTGATCGACATGAAGCCGCTTCCGTCTTCCAGCTCGTACTCCTTGTCGACGACCTGCTCGGTAATCAAGTCCCAATCTTCCTGCACCGCGTAGGGCTTGACCCACAGCGTATCGCCTGCGTCGTCCTTACGCTTGGACTTCTGGATGTTGAAGCGGTCGATCATGTACACGTCATAGCCGACACCGCTTTCGCTGGGGCCGATACCGTGAACGGTGACGACAAACATGTTCTTCTGCACGTCGACGGTGGCGAGCAGGAAGCGCACGCCGTAAGGCACCTTCTTCTCAGCCCACTGGATCGCGTTCGATTGCAGGTCTTCCGGCAGGCGGTTCGAGTCGGTGGCGTTGAACGGCCAGAACGGTTCGCCCTGGTCGGTGTTGATCGTAGCCTTCAGCGCCTTCGTTTCAGCGGTCAGCTCGAACGTCTGCTGAGCCTGCAACATGCGCTCGACGAGTTTCTGCCACGTGATGAAGCGCGCGGCCGGTCCCTTCAGCCAGAACGACGCAGTGCGCGAACGCGCGCCGACGCCCTGCTTGTTGCCGTCGCGGTCGAGGCTCTGCCCATCGCGAAGCCACACGCCGCGACGGTTCATCTCGTACTTGTGCCTCGGCTCGATCACGCAGCCGTTCTTCGGGCACGCCATAACCGTCGACTCCGAAGCCTCGAACGGATCGGGGTTCTTCGTGTCCCAACGCAGCAGCGAGAACTTCGGCTCGAACCACTCGCCGCAGTGCGGGCACTGCCAGTAGAAGCAGCGGCGGTCGCCTTCGTTGTACAGGCCGCCGATGCCGTCAGTCGGCGGGAACATGTGCGAATCCGGGCGCGGCGGCTTCCACTTCGGGTCTTTCACGTCGAACGACGGCGACGACTCAGCCAGCGTCATGCCGAACGAGCCGAACGTCGTGGTGCGCTTACGGGCCAGCGGGAACGGCGGGCCGTTCTTCTCGATGTCCTGCGGCATGCGGTCGTAGTCGGTGAGCGCAACACGCGGCACCGGCTTGCCCGAAAGCTGGTTGATCGTCGGCCAGCCCAGCGTGAGCATCATGCCGTTGCGGTAGAACTTGTCGAAGATGTTGTCGTTGTCGTTGCCGGGGCGCAGCAGTGAGCCAATCTCGCGGCTATCGCGGTGCATCTTGTCGATACGGCGGTACGAGAAATCTCGCGCCGTGTCGCGCGCGGTCTGGATCAGGAAGAAGTCGGCCGGGTCGCAGCGTGCCGTGTACGCGATCCAGTTCAAGATGATTTCGGTCTTGCCGCCCTGCGCGGGGCCGATGAAGATGCACGACTCGAAATCGCGGCTGTTAAGCACGTCCATCGGCTCGACAAGGTACGGCGTCTCTTCATTGAGCCAGGGGCCGACGTACGATCCTTCGTTGTCGAGGTAACGGTACTTCGACGCTGCCTGCGATACGGTCAAACGCTCGGGCGGGAGCAGCACCGAGTTCGCAGCGTAGGTCAGCAGTTCGCCCAGGTCGTTGAAGGTGCTCTGCGCGCCCTGGGAAAGCTGTGCAGACGAGAACAGGTCATCCATATCACTCATCCTCGTCCAGTCCGATGTCGTCGACCTTGATGTCGGCGAGCTGCTCCTTGTCCTTGAAGCCTGCGTACATCTCGAAATCTTCCACGAGGCGCTGGCGCAGCGTGGTCAACGCGACATCGGAGATTTCGCGCTCGATGATCTTGCGCTGCTCAGGCGTCAGATCGGTGCGCGCTTCAACACGGTCGGCCAGCAGGCGGAGAGTCTGCGACAGCGAGCGGAACGCGCCGACGAAGACCTCCATGACCTGCTGCGTACGCCACAAGTCACCTGCGTTTTCCTTGTACTTCAACTTGCTGTTCTGCGCGTTCCAATACTGCGCCTGCAACGCGGAGGGCAAGTCGCCGGGGCCGACTTCAGCGAGGTACTTGGCGATGTCGACGATAGGCTCTACGAGATACGGCGCGGCGGCCGACACGTGGTACGTCGGAGCGCCCCGGCGGTCGCCGGTCGGGCGCAACGGGCGCAGCTTCTCGGTGACGGTGCGGCGGTCCAGGCGGAACAACTGCGCAAGGCGCGGGATCGTCATGCCGTTGAAGAACTCTTCTTCGTAGTCGATTTTAGCTGCGGACATTTTTCAGTTCTCTCTGTACGTCGGCGACACGTCGCCGCATGGGTTCTTTAAGGGCGTCTTGCGTTACTTCCTTGCGCACCAGCTCGCGGGTCAGGTCTTCTTCAATCGTCCCTATCGCGGTCAGGTGCATCATGTTCACGTGCGAGGCTTGCTGGCCTCTGCGGTGCAGGCGCTTTCGCAACTGCATGTACAGCTCCAAATCCGGCGTGTGGTCATACCAAATCAGGTTATTGCCGCCGCGCTGAAGGTTGACGCCGTGACCGATGCTCGCAGGATGGACTTCCGCAATCTCGATGTCGCGTGCGTTCCAGGCGTCGATGTCTTTCTTCGTCTTCAGCGAGCGGATGTTCGGGAACGCGTCTTTCAACCGGAGCCGCGAATGCTGCCACGTGCGAGCCACGAGGATCGGCGAGCCGTCGCTGAACTCGACGATTTCCTTCATGCGCTCGATCTTGCGGTCATGCACGTCGATGAAGGTCTTCTCGTCGTCTCCGGTGTAGACCCGGCCGCACGCGAACTGAAGCAGCTTGCCGTACAACGCGCCTTCCGAGAGCGCGCGGACGTTCGGGTCTTCTTCCTCTCCCCACTTCAGCACTGACGTACGCTCGAACTCCCGATACTGCTCCAAGACCTTCTTAGGCAGGATGATCGGCACCGGGCGCGGAATGAGCGGCGGCAGCTTGACGTAATCTTCTTCCCGCAACGTGTACACGATGTCAGCGACGCGCTTGGTGATCGACTTCAGCGCGAACGGCTTCGGCGTGATCTTGCGGCCCATGAACTCCTTGTTGAAGAAATGCGCCAGGAACTTGCTGTATGACGCGAACAGCCGCTCGCCGCCATCCATGATCGCCATCTGCGCCCACACTTGATGCAGGCCGTTCGGGCTAGGCGTGCCGGTGAGCTGAATCACGTCGGTCTCGGGACGGTGCGCGAGTTTGACTGCGTGCTTCCAGCGCTTCGACGCCTTGTTGCGGAACATGCTCGACTCGTCGAACACAATCGCGTCCCAGGGCACCGGCTTCTTGTTGTTCTTGAACAGCGACGCGAGTCGGTCCAGCTTATGCACCGAGATACCGTCAATCTCGCACGGCCGTTCCAACTGCATGCGCATGTGCTCAGGCGTGCCGTCGAGTTCCTGAAAGTCCAGCCAGTGCGTGTGCTCCCAGCTATCGACCTCAGTAGGCCACGTGTCGGACACCACCAGCGGCGGCCCAACGACCAGCACGCGGTTCCACTCGCCGGAGAACACCTTGTCGGACACGTGCGTGAGCACGACCACCGTCTTGCCCAGGCCCATGTCGACCCACAAAGCGCAACTGCCGACCCTCTCGATAAAGAGGCCAGCAGCGCGTTGATAGTCGTCCAGTAGCGAGCGTTCGAGCCGTTCTTTCATGCGAACACCCACTCTGCGAACTCTTTGTCGAAGTAGTCGATCACCAGCACGATCATGCCCTTCTTGCGCAGCTCCTTGTGCTCTTCGATCTGGTTCGCCGTAGGCTTTCCGCCGGGGCGCTTGAACTCGATGAAAAACACGAAGCCGTTGCGGACGAACATACGGTCGGGAACGCTGCTGTTGCCGGGCGACGAGAACTTGTACGCCTTCCACCCGGCCTTGCGAGCGACTTTGCACCACTTCTCTTCTACGTCTTTTTCGAGACGGTGCTTGTCGGTTGATAGAATGTCGCCTCTCATTTCTGATAGCACTCCACGGTTTCAGCCTTCGCGCGGATCGGCACTTCGTCGCCCCACCACTCCGGCTGTACAGTCATGTCGTCTTCAAGGTCGCGCGCTGCAATCTCTGCCAGCTTCGCCTTGACTAGCCCAACGATTTCATCGTGTACGTGCATGCGAATGTCCAAGCCGTTGTCCCAGGCCGTCACGATGCCGATAGCCAGCAGCTCGCGTGCAATAGCCTGCACCAAGTTCTCAACGATCTTGCCGCCATGCGAGTCGATCCGCATCCAGACCTTGCGGCTCTTGCCGCCGTAGCCCTCATAGCTGAAGCCCTTCTTCGACTTGTACTTCGGCTTGCCGGTCTTCTTGTCGATGCCAACCTTGATCTTTTTCCACGACATCTGCGGGCGCAGGTAGTGCAGGTAGCGGCCGGACGGCAGACGCATGCGCAGGAACGGCCCCTTCACGTCCATAACGACCGGGCCGACGCGTTGCGGTTCCTTCGTGCGCATGACCTTCTCGACGGCGCGTTCGAGGTCATACCAGAGCTGCACGATTTCGTCGTACTCGCTGCGGAAGAACGCCACAACCGCAGCAGCTTCCTCCGCCGTCATCTCAATGCCCATGCTCTCTGCGTAGCCCAGCAGGCCGGTCTTGATGACTTCCGGGTAGTCGCCTACTTCGCCGCCGCCGGAGAGGCGGAAGCCTGCGCCGAGCACGCCGGGCTTTGCCTGCTGTCGCATCCACTTCTCGACCTTATCGTAGTCGACACCGAACATGCGCGAGGCGAACACCTTGTACACGTCGAGGTTCTTCTGAAATACCTCGATCAACTTCTGACAGTCGGCGAGCCAGCCAATCGTGACCGACTCGATAGACGCCAGATCGCAGGTGACGAACATCTTGCCCTTCGGTGCCTTGATCGCGGTGCGGATGCACGACGCAATTGCGCCCATCGGCGACGACACGAGAATGCGAACCCACTCCATGTCCTCGGCCATGATCGCTTCTCGCAAAAGAAGGAGCTGCCATTGCTCTTCCATCTCTCGGAGGGGGCGGGGCAAATTTTGCACCTGCACCGCGCGGCCTGCCCAGCGTGCAGTACGGCCTGCGCCTGCGAACTGCATCGTGTAGCACAGCATCCCGTCGACTTCGATGTCGAGCATCTTCTGCAACTTGGTGACGGACGAACGCGCGGCCTCGGAGTGCAGGGCCAGCACGTCGTTCGCCTCATCGGTCATGTTCCAATCCCAATCCTCGCGAGCCTTTCGGATCGAGGCCGATTTGAGATTGGTGAACGGATAGCCGCGCTCACGCAGCCAAGGTAGGAGCTGCGTGCCGCTGGTCGGGTTTTCGAGACCCGTGATGCGCTTCATGATCTTCGTGAGGCGCGCCTTCTCCTTCGAGATGACGCGCAGCGCCGCTTCGACGTACGCCTTGTCGAACGGCACGCCGCGCTCGTTGATGTGCTGGTCGATAGTCCACAAGCGCTGCTCGAACGCGCTCATCGGGAAACGGGCCATCTTGCGTGCGGCGGCTCGCTCGGCGATCACGTCGCGGCGACCGTATTCGAGGAACTTCTGCCACTTCACCGGGTCGGTGATCTTGGTGTTGCGGGTGTACTGCTTGGTCTTGGTCGGCTTGCGCGGCTGGCAGAAGAACTTCACCAGCGCCTTGCCCTCCTTCAGCTTCGCCGTCTTGTCGTCCAGGCGCAGCACGGTGGAGAGCGTGTCGAGGTCGCCGGGCAGCGCCAGCGAGAATGCGTGTGCCATCGAGCACTCGAACTGCTCAACGGGAATGTCGATGTCGAGAACGTGCAGCCAGATGGCGCGCTCGAACTGCGCATTGTGCGCGGCCTTCTTGACGCGGGGGTTCTTCAACGCGAGGCGCAGACGCTTCGGCATCATCTGCGTCTTCGGGAACCACACCTGCGGCTCTTCGTCGTCGAACGCGTACCACAGGAACAGCACTTCGGTCGACCTGTGCGTGGCATAGCGTTTGAGACCGTGCTTTTTCAGGTCGCATTCGCTGAAGGTCTCGAAGTCGTGGTGCAGCGTCGAGTCGTATTGAGGCTTTTGCATGCGCTGGTCTCAGAAAAACGGAAGCCCGGGGACAAGCCCCGGGCGACCGAAGTAGCACTGTCAACCCGAGGAATTACAGGCCGATGTCGTCGTCATCGTCTTCGTCCTCGTCGCGCGAACGGC